GACAGACGCAACTAACTAGCCCCTTGAGAACACCCAAGGGAACGAACGTGTCACATCGGTTATGAATCTTGCCGCGAGGCGTGAGATAAAGCGACACAGCCTGCAACCTAACGGGCGGGATGCCCACACTCACAACATAAAGGCGGGAAGCCTATGGCGCTAACACCAAAACAGGCGCGGTTTGTCGCTGAGTACCTTATAGACCTCAACGCAAGCCAAGCTGCCAAGCGGGCCGGATACAGCGAAAAGACGGCAGAGCAACAAGGCCACCAGCTACTTAAGAAAACTTCAGTTGCAGCCGCTATCGCAGAGGCGCAGTCTAACCGGTCAGAACGTACCGAAATAACGCAGGACTACGTGCTAGACAGCATTTTCACCACAATGGAAAGATGCAAGCAGGCGGAGGCCGTAACAGACAGGCAGGGCGGTCCTGTTCTTGTCGAGACGCCAGATGGTAAAATGGTTCCGGCTTATACATTCAATGCAATGGGCGTCTTTAAGGGGGCCGAATTGCTAGGCAAGCATCTTGGCATGTTCGCTGGATCAGGTGGAGACGAGGCAGACACGCCTTCAGTCACAATCAATCTAACAACATCCGCGCCGGTTGGAGACGTTCGTGTCACACGACATAAGACTTAGCGCACCGCAAGGCGTTTACCTAAACGAGCTAGACACTAAGTTCCGCGCTTACGTTGGCGGGTTTGGTGCAGGCAAGACGTTTGTAGGCGGGCTTGATCTAGGGCTATTCGCAGCCAAACATCCGAAGGTCGTCCAGGGCTACTTTGCGCCAACATACCGAGACATTCGCGACACGTATTGGCCAACAATGGACGAGGTTGGGTTTGAACTAGGGTTTCGCGTCAAGATTAAAACGGGCGACAAAGAGGTTGAACTATATCGGGGCCGATCCTGCTACGGCACAATCATCTGCAGGTCAATGGAGGACCCAAGCGGCATCATTGGCTTTAAGATTGCGCGAGCTCACGTTGACGAAATCGACGTCCTGCCAACGGACAAGGCAAAGAACGCATGGCGCAAGATTGCGGCACGTATGCGATTGCTTGTGCCTAATGTTGTAAACAGCATCGGGGTCACGACAACGCCAGAGGGCTTCAAGTTTGTCTATGACACGTTTGCGCGCCCGCCCACGACAGACAGAGACAAAACGCGACTACAAGATTACAGCATGGTGCAGGCCAGCACATACGAAAACGAAACGTACCTGCCGCCTGATTACATCCAGTCGCTAAAGGACACCTACCCCGACGAGCTAATCAGCGCGTATCTCATGGGCGAGTTTACTAACCTAACATCGGGGACGGTTTACAACTCATTCGATAGGCATACCAACCGCAGCCGTGAGGTCCTGAAGCCAGGCGAACCAATCAAGCTGGGCATGGACTTCAACGTAGGCAACATGGCCGCGTGCGCGTTTGTTCTGCGCGAGAATGATTGGCACTGCGTTGACGAAATAAAGGGCGGCGTTGATACCCCGTCAATGATTACCACACTGGCCGAGCGATACGCAGGCCACAGCATTATCATTTATCCAGACGCCACAGGCAGAAACACATCAAGCAAGGGCGCGTCATTGTCAGACATTGGCCTCTTACGCGGGGCTGGTTACAAGATACGTGCCAAGGACAGCAACCCGCGCGTGAAAGACCGCGTGCTGGCCGTCAATATGGGATTTCAGCGGGGGCGAGTGTTTGTAAACCCTGACACATGCCCTGAGACAGCGCGATGCCTTGAACAACAGCCCTATAACAAGCAGGGCGAACCCGAAAAAACAACGGGCCTTGACCACCAGAACGACGCCTTCGGATATCCGCTCGCCTATGAAATGCCAGTGGTTAAGCCAACAATGACCTCAACCGCTTTGCCGTTCTAACGACAACAGCCCGCACAAACATAAATCAGGAGACGGAAAATGGCAGCAATAACAAAGTTTGCGGAGTGGATCGGATATGCGACCAAGGCGGCGAACGTAGGCAGCGATACATTCACAATCGCGCTGACAAACGTTGCCCCGACTGCAGCGACAGATTCAGTATTGGCAGACATCACGCAGATTGCTTACACGAACCTATCCGCCCGCGTGCTAACCACCACATCAAGCGCGGTAACGACTGGCACGCTTAACCTGATTTTTGCGGACCTGACGCTGACAGCATCGGGCGGTTCTGCCGCTGCGTGGCGCTACGTCGTGATCTATGATGAGACAGTAGCAGGAGATCCACTCGTTGCGTTCGCGGATCGGGGCAGCTCAGTCACGTTGGCAGACGGCGAATCCGTGTTGCTTGATTTTGTCGGCTCTGCGTTGACGTTTTCCTAATGGTGGTTTTAGCAAACAGGGCCAAGGTAGCAACCGCGACCACAGGCACAGGCACGATCACCCTTGGCGCAGCCGAGAGTGGTTATCAGACGTTTGCGGCGGCTGGTGTGCTTGATAGCGAAGTCGTCCGGTATGCCGTTGAGGATGGGGCAGACTGGGAGATCGGCACTGGGACTTACACCACCACTGGAACCACCCTCACCCGCACAGTGACCGAAAGCAGCAACGCAGGATCGGCCATTACCTTGACTGGTTCGGCTACGACAGCCGTAACCGCAATAGACTTTGATCTACCGTCTGCTTATACGCGATTTCTTTTTGTGCTTAGTGACGTAACGGACACGGGCGGTTACACGCTCTCTCGTTTGTCTTACGATGGCGGGGCGACATTTGCAGACGATTTATACGGGATTTACTCCACCACTACTGAAATAGGTGGAGCTAGTACGAACTCCATAAACGACGCTTCTACAGCCTACATGTATATTTTTAATGGTGGCAATCAGACAGTGACCGAATCGGGCAGTCTCACCATCAATAACACTGCTGATAATTTTACAATGTGGGGCCATGGGGTTGTTAAATACGCCACCAGCGACGGGCGTTCAGAAACGTTTGCATTAAGAGATCAAACAGCAAAAGCCGACACGTTGCGTTTGATGCAAGCCGTTGCTGGCAGAAACTACACGAGCGGAACAATCTCACTCTACGGCTACAAGGAGGCCCCATAATGCCATTAGTCCAGAAAAACGGTGTTATTACTGAGGTATCCGCCGACCAATTCCCCGCACCTATCCCGCCTACGATTGAGGATATCCGCGCGGGTGCGTGGCTAGACCTTATCGACTTTATTAAGGCGCTTGTACGAGCTGACATTTTGCCGCCAGATCAGGCAATTGACGCAGCAAAGGGAAATTGGCCCGCCACATTCAACGACGCGCTTGCGGCCTTGAATGTTGCTGAAAGAATTGACGCTCAAATCGAATGGGGCGCGGCTCGGACTGTTCGCCGTAACCATCCGTTGATTGCAATGTTGGCAGGTCCTGACGCGGCGAACCTATCCGCTGCGCAGGTGGATGCACTGTTCGGAATAACCGGGTCCTGACATGCTAGGCTTTTCCCCACTCGCATCAGGACCATTAGGCACCTCCAATGAGGTCGCGGCGGGTGGACCGACTTACACAGACACGCTAACGACGGCTTCATTCACCAGCACAGCGGGCGCAATAGTTGCAGCGTTCGCTATCGGTATTACGGGGGCCGATTATACTTCAACGGCTGGCGATATTGCATTCAGCACCAATACCAGACTTGAAATTACTGGCGCGGCCTACACCAGCGCAAACGGCGCACTTGACCTAATTACGGCCTATGTGGTGCCGATCACCGGCGCTACCTACACTAGCACGGCGGGAAGCCTAGACTTTACCACGACGCAAGTTCTAAGCCTAACGGGGGCAAGCTATACCAGCACGGCGGGCGATGTCGGGTTTGTGCAGGCTTACGTCATTGGATTGACGGTAGCGGAATACACATCAACGGCTGGCAACGTAACAATTACACTTTCCGGCGGATACAACGGGTTCTCTAATTTTGGCGCTGGCGTTGCCGCAGAATTGCGCGGCGTCTCTATTGCTATCAGAACAAACGGCGCGGGTGTACTTACGGAAGTGCGCGGCGCATCTATTTAACTCACAGAGAGGGCATTAAATGTCTCTGACTTGGCCGATAAAAGACCCTAATGC